CGAATTCAAACCGAACGAGCGGAGCTCTGCTGACGAATTCGGCAAACTCAGTGAACGTTCTCATTGCATAAGAATCTCCGGCCCACTTATCGTCCCATTCTCCTTTGATCTCAAACGGTTGCCATGTGGCGGCAAGTGCCTGCTCTACGACAACGTTGGATCCAGGCATATTGCGTCTAACAGTCTCTACAAGAAGAGTCATCTGTAGATCACCGATTATAGATGTGCGAGATCTACCGGTGAATCTGAAAATCTTCGGATTTTCGCCGATTCCGGTATCACCGGATCGACGAAGCTCCGTAATAACTGCCTCCGCTGAAGTCTGGATCGTCATCTCGAACTAGACCTCCAAGAATCCTTGGCTCGTGTCGGCGAACGTTGATGCTTAGAAACCATATCATCAACTTCCGCCAACCAACGATGTGGATCTTTTGCCATCATCTTTTGGATAGTGATGTTCACAGTCTGCTTTACCGGCTTCACCTGAATATCGTCATCGTCTGACTTCTTCAGCTGCAAGACGGCTTCTGAAAAAGCATAAAGCAGTGCATCGGACGCGGCACCCTTATAGGCGCCGGTTCCGACAGAACCAGATCCACCAACATAGTCTGGATGAAGTGGATTTTTCCATCCCTGCATCCGTATATACTGTTCTTCAAAGTACAACTTCAGTGCTTCTCGCGTTGAAGCGTGCGCCTTGTTGACTTCAGATGCATTGTCCGGAGTCGCTTGAGCTCCGGCATTCCACATCGCCAATTGTCGACGACCGAATTGATCTGTACGTTCGGTCACCAATCCCGTCTTCATTGCTTCTTTGACCAAGCTCGACGCAGTCGCGGCGTAGTCCGCTTCGAGTTGTTTCAGTCTGTCTCGATCAGCAGACAAGACTGGATCTGTGATCTCCTTCGTGTCGTCGAAGCCAAGAGCAGAAAATTTATTTTTCAGAGCGTTTCGTTCATCGACCAACGCCTTAAACTTACCTGCCTCTACCGCCTGACCTTGTGCGACGTCGCGCTGTCGCTTGGTTTCTTCTGTCTCAGCGCTGAACATTCTATACAGCGTATATCCGGCTCCAGCAAGGAGAGTGAACTGACTCGCAACCGTTCCGATGGCTGGGATCAATGTCATCAATCCACTACCGACACCAGTAGCGCCGGTTCTCATATCGCCCAGTGATTTTCTGATGTCTCCGATTCCACCGCCGAGGGCCCCGAACGGATTCCCCATTCCGGTGATCGACGAAAATCCACCTCGCGCTAGATTACCTATCTTCTCTCCGACTTTCAGCACTAATAATGATTGCGCGAGCGCAATCAGTGCATCTTTATGATTCGCCGCGAAAGATATGAGAGACCCGACAACCGACCCCATCTCTTTCAAGACAGGCCACATCTGGGCTATCATACCTTTCGCCGCGGAGAATCCTTCGACGAGTCCGCTTCCGACAGACTTCGCCATAGATTCAAGAGTAGATCGATTGGATTCAATCCATGATCTAATTTCAATCAACTGATTCGTGAATTCGTTGAATAGCGGCTTAGTCGCAGACGTCGCCAACTTAGAAATATGCGACTGTATGTCACCACCAGCCGCATCGAACGTGTTACCTTCTCGATCCTTAAAATCCGAGATTGCCCGGGTATTCAGTGCACGTCGAATGACTTCAGATCTGTCGACGTGCCCCATTTTCTCAAATGCTTCTGAATCAATTCCTATCTCTCCTTGCATTAGGAGAGATCGCATGAACATATCTTTCTTGACACGTCCAGTTATGATTGCTTTCTGAATTGATTCGGCGACCGCTTCTTCTGTCTTCCCAAGTGGTCCGGCGATGTCCGCCGCAGAATGGGCCAGTTCTTCGATCTCACTGAATCTCATTCCGGCCTGCAACAAAGGAACCTGTAGTTCCTTCATCGTCATGAATATTTTATCGACCGGCACGGCCGATTTCCATGACATCTCGTTGAATCGGGCCATTGATTTTTCGGCCCGACTCCAGATCGTGTCCATAGATGCATCTGAATGCATCCTGGTGAGTGCAGCGATCGCAGCTGTACTCTTAGATAGTTCGTTGTTCATTCCGAACAACGCACTCTTTCCAATCTCAAACACCTTCATGCCGAGTCCGGCGACAGCCAGACCCTTCAGCGCTTCACCAAAAGTGATGGTCGCTTTTGTCGCTGACTTCGCGGACTCGTCAATATCTTTGATCTTCGAAGAAGCCTTATCGGTCGCTTCGAAAACTGTTGATACTTTATATTCCACGGATTCAGACATCAGCGCTCCATCAGTGAATCATTATGCTCTTCTATCCGCCTAGATACCGCTCTTCTTATCATTTCACGTCTGCGGATCGGATAGCTTAGATATTCTTCCAGTGAAGGAGCGCCATGAAGATGCCAGGCGATCCAAACCCATTCTTCTACGAGATCACGCTCTACTTGTTCGGCGGCGCTGATTCGGCGCTGGTATCCATATCCCCTGCTTTCGAGCCATGGGTGGATTCCAGCGCCTTCCGAAAAGACGCACGCTCCTCCATCGTGACCGAATTCATATGGTCAAAGATTTCACCAATGAATTCTCTAGTACGCTGACTCCATCCGATCGAGGCGATGCAGCCTTCTGGTGTGTGGTGAACCTGCCCATTCAGGCTGGTATAAGCGACAATCGCCTGAGCGACAGTCTGCTGACGCATCATGATGCCCAGGATTGCGTCATCGACACGACTACCATTCAGCGGCACGCTACGAACAGCCGCATCCAGAACATCTTGACCAGTCACTGGTTTCATCGTGACTGATAGGATGGTGAGATTCGGAATCTTACTTAGATCAAATGTCTTATTCATTATGCCCTCGAAGAAATCGCGTAACTGCAGGATCCCGACCAGCTGTTGACCTGATATCCATCCTTGGGGACAGAATCGGTGTCGAGCTTCAGAACAAGATCACCACTCAACGCTACCGTGTTCGTGCGATTTGATCCGTCTCGATACGAGTGGGTGATCGAAAACACGAATTCTGGAAGCGGTCGACCATTCAGTTCAGCATCCTGAATCTCCGACCAGAGTTGCATCCAGATATGATCTCTTTTTTCTGTCTTGAACTTGAAGTCTACTCCATTGACATCGAGATCTGCACGGGATCTCTTCTCTCCGGTGAATCGCTTCTTCGTGATCGTCGCGTCGTACGTGATTTCGATGTCGTGGATCGTAGAGAACGATCCACCGACACGCGAACCGTTCATCGTCAACTGAGCGCGTGCTTCTTTTGCTCTGATCTCCATGATTCCTCCTATCTTTCGCTTACGGTGGCATCGACGCCGATACCGATGTCAAGAAGAATGACTTTGTTTTTCGGAACGAGTCGCACGATCGCGACTTCCCGTTGTGTTCCAAGAGCCTGTTCATTCGGATTATTCACAGACGAATCATTCAGATACGAATATTGCGGCTTTCCATCTTCGGACATCTGAATGTACGTCTCTTGCCGAGCCAATGTATCGAAGAACGCACTGACGGCCGCAGCTCTCGCAGCACGAACAGCTCTTGTGTTTCCTTTATACTGATCGCTCTTGAGTCGATGGGACACGGCATCAAGAATGAAGTCTTTCATGTATCGGCCGTCTAGATCGCGATTATTGATCGTGCGATCACACGTGTACGCCGTGCCAGGAATGAAGACCGAATTGCCGTTCGCATCGATATCCGCCAGCATAAAGCTGATTCCGGCTCGATCGAGCTGATCACGAATGTCCGCGGATAGATCCAGATGCACCTTGCGAATCGCAGATGTCAGCACCGAATTATCGTAATCGCCCGGGTGGACATATGGTTCCGTCTGCGACAGAATGGACAAAGCCACGACGTACGGTTCTTCTACGATGGTTTGTCTCGTCACCGGATCAGTCTTGTACACGTGATTGAACCAGTAGGACAACCTACCGCCAGTGAGTCCATCACGTTCCGTGATTGCCGCGGAAACATTCACCGTCGCGGAATTCGGACAGACGTACCAGACGCGCTGCGTGGCGACGGCCGCGAGCTCTTTTGCCTTAGATCGAATGTCTGCATTCGATCTACCGACGACGGCACATGCATGAATTCCTGGGGCATTGTTGATGATCTCCATTGGACCATCCTGCCCAGTGTAGTTCGCGTCTGATACGGTACCATCGGTACCGATGACACTCGTGAATCCAGCGGCGGTCGTGCCGAGCGCCACGAATGCGGTAGAGTCTGCTCCGCCGAGATTCGGTTCGGTGACCGATGGAATTCCGTCACTGAGCTTCGTCAGTGTCACTAGAAGACCATCATCGTCGCCGAACACTGTTGCGATGTTGTTTTGTCCCGCGCTGATGTCGATATTCTCGAACACCTGCACAGACCCATACATCTTCACATGTAGATTGAATCGCTTCGGATTACCATCCGAAGCCCTGAGAACACGAAACTGAACATCGTTCCCCCACGAACCCGCATTGGCTGCGTCGATTCGCAGCACAGGAGTTGTGGAACCATTCGTCACTGTGACGAATCTGGTCGCAGCGACGACATCTCCAACAGTGGTCAGTACGTTTCCACCGGTTCCGGTCGTTTGTACATCGATCAGATCATCTGCTCCGGTGAGTGCATTCACAGCCGATTCGAAATTCGCCACTGTCGTGACGTTATTTTGGAATGCGAACGTGAATGCGTTCCCTGAGCGAGTCAGTTGTCCAGTGCCCGTCCCACTAGACACAAACGCGATCGTGACATCGGAATTGCCAGCGAGCACAGTTGTCGTCAGGACGGTGTTGACGTGGGCAGTGATCGATCCAAGATTCAGCGTCGCCACATGGTTTTCAGCGGTGAAACTCGCCACAGTGGCGTCACTGGCGGCGACTCTCACGATCTCGAGTCTACCCCACCGATAGCCCTGTAGTGCCGACCAGACGTGACCAAGAATCGGACCTCCGCCTACGTTGCGATCTCGTCCACCGAAAACTTCGATGAATCGTTGATACGTCGCACACGTGATCTTCTTGTTGATTGGTCCACGAACGCATTGACCAACCAGGCCGACGACACGATTACGTTCTCCCCTGATCGCAGAGACGATATTTCTTTCTTTGATGTAGACCCCAGGAGCGCCGATTTGCGCCTCTGAAGTAATGTATCTGGCTTGCGGCATGTGTGATCCTTTCAGAGTTGCACAGTAAACGATGCATCCACCGCGAGTCCAAACTCTTGGACCAACGGAGAATTTCTAATCATCAACGCGTCGACTTCAACGTCATAATTCATCCACGACCAGACACGCTCTGATGCCGCGCGCTCGTCGGTCCACGATCGTTCACCCGTGAAAAACGCCGCAGACCACGACCACGGAATCTCTAATTCACCAATCTTCGGCTTGCGAATACTGACGAGTAATCTCCCAAGAGCGAGTGTGTCTTGATTGAAGAGTTCTGTGATCTTGTGTTCGATTTCTTCTCTCTTTGCGGGATACCTGCATCCGACCCACATCCGACCATTCCCGCGAAATGTGCCTATTCTAGATAGTCGATTGACTGAATCTATCTTTGCAAGAGGCAGGGATGTGTCATCCAGTGATGCATTATTACCGATCGCCAATGCATCATCTCTGACTTGAAGCTCCTCCTCGTAAGCCGAGGTCAGAATGAATCGATCCAGACTGATCGAAATTCGTGGATAATCCGCGACCTCTGAAGGATTACGATCGATGACCATCGGCGGATCATTAACTCTCGTCTTCACGTGAATTTCACGAGCCAGCGCTTCTACCGCTTGTCTTCTGAAATTCACGACGACTCCTTCATCAGTCGCTCGAATTCCTGGGCGAAGAACTCCAACGCCGTCGGCGAAGAATCTCGCATCAAGAAGTGACCGACCTGGCCTTCAATCTTGATCTTATTGGCGATCGCGAAAGAAGCACGCTCCGCTTCTTTCTCATCAAGTCCGAGTTTTCTCATCGCCCAGGACTTAATCGCTAGTCTGCCGGCGACGCCGACATCGTGCGGTCTGGCGCCTTCTTCTACGATCGGAGCATGCGGCGCCGTGTTCTCCACACGATCATCCAGTGCGACAAATCCTTTTCTGTACGCTCCTGTGTCGTTGATTCCGAGTTCATCGGTGAGCTCTCGAAGATAGTCTCGCAGTCTACGAGCCGCGCGCTTGATCGCGAGTTTGCCGATTTTTGGGGCTTTTTCGGCCTCTAGTCTGAGAAGCCTAGGGAGGTCCTTCATATCGACGATCTTCGTCTTCACGAAATCCTCTCATCCAGCAACGGAGAAGTCGCCTTCAGTGTGATGATCCAATCAGATTGGTCCCCCGAATTAGAACCTCTTCTCGGGATTGGATCACCGACCGGAGCGAACCATCTGACTTGCTGCTTTTGTGTGTGCAG